TGCAAAAGAGCCTAGCTTGCTCTCCAGGGTGTTATGCCGCTCCAGCATGGCCGGTGCGTTTATTGTCTTGGTTTCGTTATTCCAGTATTTTTCCGGCAGGTTTGATGGCCGCCCCGTGCTTGGGTCTGCCTCGCCAAACGCCTCGGGGTTATAGTCAAAACCCGGTGCAGCCGCCTCTGTTGTGGCCTCCGGCGCCAGGGTTTGGCGGCCTGGTTCTTCTGAGATTGTAGTGCCAGGATCGCCGTCTGCTGGTGTTTCTTCTCTAAGCCATTGGCCTGATACATTTAATTTTTTCATGTGCTACTCCTTTGGTGGGATTGTGTTATTTGATCCGTTAGCCCGAGCAAACTCCATATCGTGCAATATTTGGTTTACAAGGTTTGCCGCGCCCGACTGTATCAGCGCCTCGTCGGCGCTACCTGGTAATTGGCGAAGCATAAACGCCTGGATCAATCGGTTTAATGTTCTCCGCCCGACGCCCGTGCTAAATGTTGCCAGGGTGTCGTTAGCCCGAGCAAGGGCCTGGTCATGGTCGCCGCGGTCTATTTCATGGATAGACTGCCCCGCGCTCGGATCATGGCCGCCGTTATCTATCAACATCGACGCCACGTTGGCGCTCATGCCTGCGTTGTTTTCGCTCATTGCGGAGGCTCGCCCCCGCCCTGCTCAGCCTGTGCGCCCTGTTCGGCCATCTGCTGTTGTTGCAGGGCCTCCTGCGCCCCTTGCATCATCTGCTCACGTTCTGCCTCGGAACGCATTAACTGAGACGACACGCCCAGCTTGCGGCTAAGATACTCCGGCACTGCCTCCATTCGGACGCCAAGAGCCATAGCTTCGGGGCCGATTGTTGCGTTTCCGATCTCAAACATTCGCGTCAATCCATTAACCTCGTCCATGTCCTGACTTCGTGATATTGGGCTGGTGTGCTTAATGGCCACTTCTTGCCCATCGACCTGCACCTTAGCCATTAGCCCCAGGTTTGCCAGGATTCGCAGTTTACGCTTCAGCGTTCTGTCCGTGAGCTCGGTTTGTAATCGACCAAAAACCGCGGACTCGTCCTCGACCATTTCCTGCTTGTCTATCGCAATCTCGGTAGCAGACTTAACAGGCCCATCGGGGCGCCGCATCGACGCCAAAAATGTGCGCTTTATATCTTCCCGGAGCTGTTCCAGGACAAGATTCTGCACGTTAAAGTTACCGGCAGGCGGCAAGGCTCTTAGGCTTGGGTTGCTGTTGCTGTTAGATCCCACGGGCAAAACTGTTCCCGGTATCATTCTGGCGGTCTGCGGATTTAATATGCCATCCGATACGCCGGTCCACATTCCAATACTTGACCAGGCCATATGCCGCAGTTCAAGCTCAACGGCCTTGTTTGCGCTTAATATGTTCGGCAGGGCTGCAAGGGCTGGTCCACGGCCCATTACCTCACCGGGCATTTTATCGCCACGGAAAATAATCCACGGGCTGGCGCCTTCGCCAACGCCATAATCCTCGGACCACATAAGCGTTTTGCTGTTTCGGCAAATGACAAGACCAATATATCGCCCGCTCTTGGGCTCGAACAGGGTCCCCTCTATAATGTTGGCTTTTGCGTCGGTGTGTTTGTTGTTGGCCATCTGATCTTTTAATTCTGACGACAAGGTTAGCCCATCATATTCCCGAGTAAGCAATCCAACCTCGATAGAGGGCTTGCGCCACACGTTTTCGATAGTGCCCCGCGGGCCCTCCTCAAAAAACAATGTTGATATTGCTGGCGCCTGACACTGGAAAGGATCTTCAAGCGTTCCCTGGTCAATCTTTAAGGCCCCCGTCGTTACCTTTAGGTCGTGCATGGCCTCGGGCAGAACCAGTGAAAAATTGCTTTGTTTGTCATAAGCAAACAGGTCGTCGGTCACTTCTTCCAGGACGTTGGTAAGCTCGTCCTCCGCCGGGTGTCCTTTATACATTCGCCCAGGCCGCAGCGTTACATACTGCTGGCGCGTTGGCATAACCTGGGAGATAACACGCGATACCCAATGATTACCGGCAACAATAGCCGTCATATCATAAATATCTTTATATCTGTTGGATCCCGCCTCGCGTTCGTTGAACGTGTCGCGGTTTGGTGCTGTATAACGAAAGGCCTCCGTTAGGAAACCGATCCACGGATCCCGGCGGGCCTTTGCTTTATCAAAACGCCGGATCAATTCCTCGACAGTGCCCAGCTCGCTTGGGATTGTGTGCTGTGTTTCCATAGTTAGGCCACCAGGCTTTTAGGGCTGCCAGAAACTTGGCCGCCGTAGCTCGTTGTTTGTCCGCCGGATGAAGCCGCCCCGCCGCCCGGCGCATCTTTTATCCCGCGCTCGGATCCCGATATTAGACTTGATCTACCGCGCCGCCGTCCAAATGCCTGCTTCCGGTGGGCCTCGTCCGCCTTCAGCTTGTTAAGCTCGGTAATCTGCATGTTCATCAATTTGACCTGTTGAGGACTAGGCCCGCCGCTGCCGCCGCCGCCGCTGCCCATTAAAATTTACTTCCCATGCTGTTTGTCCTTAATATAATTGAACAACTGCCACGGTGTCCAAACCCACCAGGCCCGAATGCCTAAAACTGACTTCGCCACCTCGACACAAGTAAACGGGGCGAACAACATCGGCGTGCGCATCGTTTGCTTTTCGCCTATAACGGCCCGCTCCGCCAGGTATTCGATTCCAGTGTGGCCTATGCGACTCGCTATTGTGTCGATTGTGTCTGATTCTACAGCAGTTAATATGCTGATCTCTGTATAGGCCAAATTCGGCTCGCACTTGATCCAATTAAAACCGTCGAACCGCACCAGCACCACATGCGACCAGGAAGGCCGCAGAAACCTCACCCACCAATAGCTTCGGTCTGCGCCTCTGAATATTACATGCCACGACTCTGGTGGCAGTTTGTTGTTTGGTTCGTCCATGTTGTCCTTTAATCATACAGAGGGTTATAAGTGTCCAGGTTCGGATGCTTGCCTTGTTGCGGTTTGGCCGTTAAAAACATGCCCTCCCGCCATTGTTGCGCCAGGTTCATAAACGCGCTCGCGCCGTGTGAGCTCCAATCATGCGCCGGGACGTTCCGGTAAACCTTACGCTTGGCGTCCCACTCCTTACCCCAGGACGACAATGCCGATAGCCCATTGGTGCAGGTGCTCTCCGACATGCGGACCTTTGGCCAAAGAGCCCGGCCCGCCTCTATTTGATCGCCCAGGGGTGCGGAGTCTGTTTTTTGAAAGATAAAGCCATATTCTGTTTGTGCCACTCTGGCCCTCGTTTTGGCTGTTGACCAGTCCCGTGTGGCTATATCATGCGGCCCGTAATGAGATCCAAAGGTTACGCCCTTCTCTTGGCCCCAATCCCGAACGTACTTAATATAATGCTCCATCCCGAAATCCCGGTCCTCATGATAATGGAGCAGATCCACCTGGTCCTCTTTGAAGGACGCGAACCATATAGCCGTGTGGTCATTGATCCCAATATCCCAAAATGTGTAAACCTTCCGCTTCGGATCCGGGCGGATAAACTCCACAATCCTGTATTCATTATAGGCCCGCTGAATCCCTCGCCCGAAGTAGATCCCCGCGTTAAACACATCAAAATCGCATTCGTATTCTTGTGCAGCCATTTCCTCCGACATGCCCGAATCGAGATCCATCTGTATCGCCTCGGCAGATATGGCACGGGTTTCACTGTTTTTAAGTAGCTGGGCAAAAAACTTTGTATCCTCCCGGAGCGCCAGGGCCTTAAACCTTTGGTACAAAGTGTGCCCGTGGTTATGCCCGCGAGGCGTGTAGATAAAGATAGACCAGCCGCCGTTCTCGGTAAGAATAGGGCGGAAATAATCCCAGGCCATCGGGTTTTGGATGCTGTACTCGGAGAACACCATGCCTATAGGATTCGAGCCCATTTTTCGATCAAAGTTATCGGCCCCAATCAGTTTAATAATAGATCCGTTTGTAAGCTCCACCTCCATCCGACTCTCGTTTGTGTCGGCAATCAGTGGCTCCGGGAAGTGTGATATAAACGGGACCCCATCCTTGTCCTGGCCCTGCCACACAACCAGGCGGGCTTGCTCTGCCGTCGGCAATGCGTACAGGTAAAGGCCTGGGCGCTCGACTGCCTTGCACAGAATAATATTAACGACATTTTTATCCTTGCCTGCTCGTCGATGCCAAACCGCTGCAATCCTGGTAGCGCCGCCTGGGTGAATGTTCTCAGGCGCATAAGGGGCATAGTCCTCAATATACGGAAACATTGCCCCCCATAACGGTAGCTGGTAGTCGCGCTGTATAAACTCGAACGGCAGCTCTATCGGCGGAGATTCGTTTTCGTCTGCCTGGAAAAAATAGTCGCTATTCTGCAAGGGGCTGGTACTCGGTGGTTTCTACCTCGACGGTTTTGGATACTGAACCGCCTTCCTTCGCTTGTGCCAGGCGCATCCTGGTCCGGCGTTTTGCTTTTGGTGGCGGATTCAGTCCCTTCAGTTCTGCGAGCTTTACCAAAGCCGGTAGTTTTGGGTGCAGTTTTAACTTCATTTCGTCAACCTGGCTCTGACCCTCCACCTTGATAACGGTTTGCGTAAGCTCGGCAACGGCGGCGGCAGCGTGGGTCGGCATTTCATGCAAAGCCAAAAGCGTTCCGGTTTCCATATCAACAAAATCGTGCATGGTTGATAGGCCTATCCTTGCCAGTTCTTCCATTATCCGCTGGTCCCGAAGGTCCAGCTTCTTACTTAGCTTTTCCCGGTATTTGTCCAGCAGTTCAGCGACATGCGGCTTATTCAGTTCGCGCCAGGCTAGTTTTCGTGGGTGTTTGGACCGTGCATCGTAAATTCGCGCATAGGCAGAACCGTAAGACTCACCCAACGCCACGGCCCGGCATAAACTATCTTGCTTATGTGTCGTTTCGCTAATGCTGCGTATCCCCTGGTTTAGTCCCTGGAATAGAAAAAATTGTATCTCGTTTACGCTCCGCTTGCAGGAAATGCCTGGCCATGTTGCCAAGTTGGCTGTCGTTGCTTATGTTGATTGCCGCCACCTCGATCCCTGTCAGTACATCCGTGAATGCCTGGTAGCCAAGGTCGTTCCTGCTCATAATCCCGTGGATGTTGTGAACCTCATGTGCCCACTCACTAAACTGCCGCTCGGCCAGAAACATGATTGCGGCCTGGGTATGCTGAAGCAGTGCCACCCTGGCCGCCTTTGCAAGGCCGTTACCTGCGGCCATTTTGTCCGTCATGTCCGTAACTCTGCCCTGGCGCCGCCAGTTTTCTAGCCCCGCCGCTACTCGTTTTTTCACCTCCTCGGGCGCCATATATGTGGGTTTGTCGGCCACTACGGTTTCGTTCCATCTTCTGTTAGGCCCTGCTCTACCCAATAAACGCATTCGCTCAAACGCGCTAAGGCCCTTTCCAAAGGCTTGGCCGCCATTGTCACGCCGCCCGCTGCCTTGGTTTTGGCAATCTCACGCTTTAACTCGTTGGCTCTTAGGTTTATGCGGTCCATTACTTCTGATTTCTTCATGTCTACATCCTTTAGTTAAAAGTTAACGCCGAGGCGTTGATTATCAAGAGCCTGGCGATACCGCGCCTTCATCCTTTTGTAACAAGACACGGGCGGCTCGTTGGCTTGCGGCGCCACTGCGTTGTGGCCTAACGCCGATATTTTGGCAAAATACTCCTCGGCCTTCTGGGTCATTTCTCTATCGCTCAAAGCCTCCGGCCTGTCGTCGCCATATTCCGCGTTATAAACCTCCTCCTGGTACTGCTCCCGGTTTATCCACTCGGCGGCGTCCGTAAGGTCCGACTGGCCTTTGCTGTGCCAGAATGTTTCGTGTTGGGCCGCCGAAAGGATCCGCGGCATTAGGTGAACGATTTCTGGCAGTTTGTTGCGGTCCATCGCCCGGTTATCCTTTTCCAGTGCGATCCACGCCTCGCGCAAAGCTCTATCCTTAAAGTCTGCGCCAGGGTAAAGGTCGCAAAACAGGACAAATCTAGCGTCCCGCCCGGCGTTTAGCTCGTCGCGTGTGAACACCAGGCGCTCGGGCTCGTCCGCAGCCAGAGCCTCAAACTCCTGGACCAGGCCCGCGTCCATATCGTCGGGCAGCGTTGGGTCCTCAAGTGACGGAGGCGGGGCCTCATAATCCGATATACCGGGCGGAACCTCCTGGATCATGTTCTTTTCCCGCAGGCTCTTGGTTATTCGGTTATAACTGCGCAACGATCCAGACGTTTTAAGCAGGC